CAAGTTCGCTCGTAGTTTCGATAACACTGCCAATTTGTTTAGTCAGCAAAGTATGATCGTAGGTGATTACGAAATGTTTTCCAGTACCTTTAACGTATTGGTCGTAGAAGCTTCTTATAGTTTGCTCTATTTGCATAGGAGTACCAGGGTCATCTACAAAGTAAATGGGATACTCCTTTAGCTGGTTAGATACTGCAATGACTCTTCTGAAGGTTTCGTCATCCAGGTCCGTTTCCGAACTATACAAGGTGGAAGTTGTTTTTCTTAGCTTACTTGAAATTGTTCTTCCAACTTGCCTAAATCCAACCATCTCTAATGAGAAATTAAGAACAACTACTTGTTGGTCAGGATTAAGGTCTATAATATCAGTAGTTAGTGTATTACACAGTGAAGATTTTCCTGTGCCACTTATTCCAGCGAAAGTGTAGATTGTATTAGGTTCTATACCACCCATACACTGCTTATTGAGTTTATCCCATCTAGTCTTAAGCGAAACGATGTTGTGGTCTCGTCTTCCAGCTATATAATTGATAGCTTCTTGAGCTACAACTGATATAGGCCTAATATTAGATAAGTTCTGTTCCATAAGTGTTTACGGGTACTACATTATCCTTCATCTCTTCTTCAGACTCTTCCCATTGATGATCGACAAGCCAACGCCACATGGTTTTCATATAACCAATCTTTCCTTCTTTCATCTTTTTAGAGATTTCAAAATCAAGACAGTTAATTAGATGTTCTGCCGTAGCTGAACTTCTTCTACATATGTTGTTGAACATGTGTCTACATTTATTGACATTTGCTCTCAAATAAGCCTTAGCTCCATCTGGGCGTAGTACGTATACTGGGTATCTCTCATAAAACACATCGAAATAATCTCTATCAGGTTTGATGAGATCTTTAAGCTTCTCTGTAGGAATATAAGTGATAAAATCATCTCTCTCTATCGAGCTGATAAGATTCTGTTGAATTAAGTATGATATGTCGTCGTCACTGATAAGGCTGACTAACCGGTGGACGTCTTGATTAACTATTTGATTCTTATCCAATACCATACTTAAGAATACTAACTGATTTATAGTTGTTACTCCTGGAATATCCAAGAGTTTGGTATCTAATTCAATAATCATCTCTTATATACTTTGATAAACAAGTTGGTTATTAAAATAATTCTAGTTGTTGTTCAGTGAAGTTAACGATAACCTTTTTAGCTTCACTGATATAGTAGCGATAGTTAATCTTTCGATTTTCTATCGGAGTATCATCAAGGGTGTTCAGAATTGTAACTCCTGAATCCTTGAGCATATGTTCGCGTTCTTGTTCTGCGCCTTTGTAGATAAAAGGTCCGTTGATGCTTGCATACCATCGACTGATACGCTGTACCTGAGTTTCACCCCAGTATACCTTAAACTTCTTATCTACGCGCTGAGTCATCAAGAAATCGCGTATGTCAGTCTGACGTTTTATATAGTCAGTTACGGGTTCTTTTGTAAGAAAGTAGTTTATCACAGCTTTAGGAATGATAACTGGTGCCATACCTTTCCCAAGACGGTTTTCTGTAATAAACATACCCTTTCTTTCTATCAGTTTTGGGTCGTGAGATTTAGACCACCCGTCAACAACACCAAAATAGTCATTGACTGCATACTGATAAAATGCTTCATAACGATCTGTTTCAAAAGATAAGCGTGTAATATCTTCAACCTCTTTGATAGCTTCTCCAATAGCATCATAGACGTCTTTTTTAGCGACATACATCACACCATCTGTATTAACCTGGATAATCTCACACCCCAAGGCTAATAAGCGATCTACGAGCATTAAAAGTACCAATTGACCGTTTATACGAATCTTGAATACTGAGAATGGATCGTACATCCAACTTGTCTCTTGTTGCATTTTTCCTGTGACAGAGTTAAGAGTTAATTTCAAGGCATCACTCTTAAGCTTCTGACCGCTATGTTTGGCTTCTATCCTCTCATGATATATACCAGAGTAAACCTGCCAAAATTCTTCTCCTAAGTGACGAGGAATCCATTTATATTGGACTATAAAACTCGGATACATACTTGCAACATCCGCATGTCCTATGTATTCATTCTCACCAGGAACGTAGATTCTGGGAGTGTTGATGGAATGTATTCCACCTACACCGACAGATAGCGTTATATTCGAGAGCACGAACTGCTTCTCGTAGCCTTTTCGTTCTTTTGAGTACACTATTTGCCTTTTCATGTCCTCAAGAACTTCCTGAAGTTTTGGATTTTTATATTTTATAAACGGAAGAATTACATCTTTTAATGGTATGTAATCCATGGGAGAACGCATTTGTTCTAATTCTTTCTTAGATATGCCTGTAAGCTCGCAATATTTCTTTGCCAGCAATGTTTCTCCGAACTTAACACTATCCATAGAATAAGCGTTAATTCCGTATTCTTGTTCAATAAATGAACGCAGAGCGATGTCTTTCGACAATCTGTTTAATAGCTCTGTTGTTGATTCTACGTCGTTAACATTATAACCAATCATGTCTTCTATCTTATCTTCAGGAATATAAGATGAGAAATCACCATCGTATTCTTGTACATTACGATAATGCATGGTTATTTGCATTTCTTTGAGACCAACCCGTAGTTTGCTACTGAATTGCAAAGTTAACAAATCCATAGATTCGAAATAGTTTGCGTATTTCCATTTACGATATCGTGGTTTATCTTCCTCTTTGTCGTTCACTATCGTAGAAGACAGGTTAAACAAAGACTGACATATTTCTATATAAGACATCTGGTACATCTTATAATAAAAATCGATGATGTAGTTTATAATTACATCATCGTAGTGTTTGTTGTTATACCCACAGAACATTCTGTTGTTGTTCTTATAATAGAAAAAATCAACTAACTCTGTTAGCTGATTCTTCCGTTTGGATATTTCAAACTTATATATGTCAGAACTTTCACTATCCTTACAACAACAATGAAAACAATTTGGAAATACTTCAATATCGTAAACAGTAACTATACTGTTATGTATTACCATATGATACTAAGAT